ATGCCGCCCCCGCCCCCACTGATAATTTCACCGAAATTGAGGATGACGGGGAGCTACCCTTTTAACAACGTTGCCGTGCGTGTCTAAAGAGTGATGACGGGCGGATGCAAGCAAGCCGCAGCACGATCACCGACGCACACAGCAGCCGCAGAGAAAAGAAGAACGCCCCCCACACCCCCCTAAGAAGAAAAGATTATATATTATCTCTCTTAGCTGCTGCTGCAGCAGCTAAAAGAAGCTATTAAGAAGCTATTAGAGACTTCTACGGAAGCCTTACAGGAGAAGAACATGGAGAAACAGGATACCCGGCGCTTGTTCAGCCTGATCGAGACGATCTACCCCAACGCCAAGCAGCAGTCCCGCACCGCCGCAGACTTGGAGGCATGGACACTGGTTTTGGCCCCATGGGACTACGAGGACGTGAAACAGGCGGTCATTGTCCGGGCGAGGGAAAACCGGTTTTACCCGGATGTGTATGAACTGGTTCCATTCCTCCCAAAACTGGAAAAGCCCAACGCGGAGGAGGGCCCCATGCCGGAGCCGTCCGACATCTATCTGGAAAAGTTCTATGCGAAGTCCAAAGCCCTGCATGAGCGGTGGAAAACCGCAGGCATCCCAACCCCCTCCGAAGCGAAGAAGCAGGGGATGACCTATGCGGGTTGGGAATCAATAGCGAAAGGAGCTGATGTGTAATGGCTGCGGATATTAAGCTGTCGGATTGCTACATTGCTCCGTATAGCCAGCCCTGCTGGGATTGCATGAACGCCTGCGGCGGCTGTTCATGGTCCGCAAAAGGAGAACCCGTCCCCCGGCTGGAAGGCGGAACCGGTTATCATCCGGAACCACCTGGACCGTGGCCCGGAAAATTTCTCAGCCAAATCTTTCAAAATCTATTCCTGCCCTCAGTTCCGGGCAGACCCAAGGAGGGCGCATGGCAAGGCTTGTGATTGACATCCATGAGGACGGCGACCTGCTGGCAACCAAGGAGGCCGTTGCCATGCTGCTGGAGCCTCGGGGCCGCGTCCGGGTGGTGCAGGTCATCATTGACGGAAAGGAAGAAAAACGATGAAAATTGAATTCGCGGTCCCCGGTATTCCGGTGGGCAAGGGCCGCCCACGGTTTATGAAAAACGGCCACACTTACACCCCGCAGAAAACGCGGGAGTATGAGAACAAGGTGGTCCAGTGCTGGCAGTGCCAGAGCGGAAAAGGCTTTGCGGACGGCATCCCGCTGACGGCCACCGTCACGGCGTTCTTTACGGTGCCCAAGAGTACATCGAAGAAGAAGGCCGCTGCGCTGGACGGTACACCACACACCAAGCGTCCAGACACTGACAATGTGGCGAAGGCCATCCTGGATGCGCTGAACGGCCACGCCTACAACGATGACAGCGCAATCGCGATGCTGACCGTGCGAAAGTATCAGACAACCGGAGCCTCCCGCGTGGAGGTCATTATCGAGGAGGCAGAATGATGGATGCTGTGGAGTTTTTAAAAACATTATGCAGAATGTGTAACTACGAGTGCTACAAATGCGAGTTTGGGAAAAGGCTTAGCGGGTTTGAAACCTGCACAACCTGGAGAAAAACCCACCCGGAGGAGGCCGTTGCCATCGTCGAAAAGTGGGCAAAGGAGCACCCCGCCAAAACCCGCCAGGGCGTGTTCCTTAAGCAATGGCCGGAGGCATTGTCCAGAGAAGGAATTTTGCAGATCTGTCCTGCCAGCGTGTCACACGGTTTTAGGGGAAAAATCGGCGAATGTGTCGTGGAACCTAAAGATTGCCAGAAGTGCAAGCGGCAATTCTGGCTTGAGGAGGTGGAGGAATGACCCGTGAAGAGATTTTAGCCGCCGCCAAGCAGTGCGTGTGCGGAGACCGGGACCAGGATTACGGCAGCCCGGAAACGTCTTTCAACATGATCGCGGCCCTGTGGGAGCCGTACATCCGAGAAAAATGCGCCAGCCCGGATGCGGAGATTTGCATCACCGGCGCTGACGTGGGGGCTATGATGTGCCTGTTTAAGCTGGCCCGCATCGCCACCGGCCACGGCAAAGCAGATAACTGGATCGATTTGGCCGGATATGCCGCCTGCGGCGGGGAATTGGAGGGCGCATGAGCGACTTGGAGCAGACCGCAATCGAGCGGCTGAAAGCGGCATCGGATATGAGCCTGCGGCTTTTTGAGAAACCGTTAGTGATCACCTACTCCGGCGGAAAGGACAGCGACGTGATGCTACATCTGGCGGAGAAAAGCGGCATCCCGTTTGAAGCCCTGCACTCCCTCACCACGGTGGACGCGCCGGAGACGGTGCGCCATGTGTATGATACGTTCCGGCGGCTGGAAGAAAAGGGCGTGAAGTGCACCGTAGATCGGCACGTCCAGCCGGACGGGAGCCGCGTGACCATGTGGAACCTGATTACCCGGAAGCTGATGCCGCCAACCAGAGTGAAGCGCTACTGTTGCGAGAAACTGAAAGAGAGCGGTGCGAAAGGACGGTTCATTGCCACCGGTGTACGCTGGGAAGAAAGCAAAACTCGCCAGAAAAACAGAGGGGAATTTGAGATATTGACGTCAAAGCCTAAAGATAAGCTGATCCTATCTAACGACAACGATGAGGACAGGAGACTGTTCGAGACTTGTCAGATGAAAGGCAAACGGGTGGTGAACCCCATCATCGACTGGAAGGGCAATGAGGCACTGGATTATGCTGCTATTGAAAAAATTCCCATGAACCCGCTGTACTGCGAGGGTTTTCACCGGGTGGGCTGCATTGGCTGCCCCATGGCATCCAAAACCAGAATCATGGAATTTGCCCGCTATCCGAGAATCAAGGCGGCGTATATCCGTGCCTTTGATCGGATGCTGGAAGAGCGGAGAAAACGAGGCCGGTCGTGCCAGTGGCAATCCGGCGTGGACGTATTTCATTGGTGGATGGAGGACGGCGTGCTGCCGGGGCAGGAAGTATTAGACGGATTTGAGGAGGATGTATGAAAGATCAAGAACTCGTAAAAGCGCTGCGTGAGCACGCAGAATGGGCGCGGGCAAATGAGTGGGAAACGCCAATCACGCTGGGCGACGATCTGGCGGAAGCCGCTGACCGGATCGAAGCGCAGGCGAAAGAAATTGACGCACTGCGGAACGAACTGTGCCTGAAATGTGGAAACTACACGCTGGCCCATGAGGGGGCCTGTAACGGATGCCGATGGAGGAGGTAAGAAGATGGAACGACTGACGACAAGAGACGCAAATTGCGCAGACCCAAAAGAAATTTATGGTGTGCGGGTAAAGAATCACGATTATATTTCAGCGGCAAACCGCCTCGCCGACTATGAAGATACGGGGCGGACGCCGGAAGAAGTAACCGCGTTGGGAAAACTGTTTGATTACGCGCTGGAAGAATCGAAAACGCTGACGGAGCAGCTTGCATTGCTCAATCGCATCCGCGATCTGGCCGAGGCCGACAAGGACGGTCGGCTGGTGGTGCTACCGTGCAAGGTTGGCCAGCGGGTGTTCGCCTTGCTGGACACGGATAAGCATATAAGCGAGTGCGAGGTCAAGCAGATTGGCATGGGCAATAAAATCGGCTTTATTGGCCTTGAGCCAATAGGCGCCAGAGGGCGGGAGTATGGCGTAGCGCTAAACGGATTTGGTAAGACCGTATTCCTCACCCGCGAGGAGGCGGAGAAAGCATTGGAGGCGAAGAAGGATGAGTAAGGCTGTTATGCTGAGCATTCGCCCGAAGTGGTGTGAAAAGATCGCCAGCGGCGAAAAGACGATTGAGGTGCGCAAGACACGCCCGAAGATGAACACGCCGTTTAAGTGCTATATCTACTGCACGCTGCAAGGCTGTAACGAGTTTTTTCGAGTTGATCTTGGGCGTGATGTTGCCAAGTGGAACCGCGGCAAGTGGGCAGACCGCAAGGGCAATGTTATCGGGGAGTTTATCTGCGACCGAATTTATGAGCTTGCGCCTCTCAACCATGCACCGGATGACGTAGAAAAGCAAGCCTGCCTGACGCGGGAAGAAATTGTGAACTACCTAAAGGGAACCGGCTACGGATGGCATATTGTCGACCTGCGCATTTATGATATGCCACGCGATCTGAGCGAGTTCCGGCGCGCAACTGACCCGTGCGATTCTTGCCATGCAGAATACACATGGGAATGCACAGGCTGCAAAAAATTGAGCGGTGACATTAAGCGCGCGCCGCAGAGCTGGTGCTATGTGGAGGCGATAGACAATGGCTGAATTGAAACGCTGCCCTGAGTGCGGTGGAGTTGCAACCGTTATCCATATGTACGATACCTACGATAGAGCAGATTTTGGGTGGGCTGCCGGTTGTGGGAGATATAGGGCTGGTGATGGCCTCCACACAAAGAAGATGAAAGTATCTGGGCTGCCCAGCAAAGAAAAAGCAATCGAAGCATGGAACAGGAGGGCCGGGGATGAACGTGTGTGAATACTGCCATGAGGACAAGGCCGGATACATTACGCACTTGGACCGTGAGGGAATCGGGAGTGCGCACATAACGCAGTCTCACCCCATTAACGGCGGCTGGAAGCTATGCGTCAGTTCTGGCAAGCAGGTGCGTATGACGGTTAAGATCAAGTTCTGCCCGATTTGCGGGCGCAGATTGGAGGGCGACAATGGATGACTACATAAGCCGCAAGGCGGCGATTGCTTATATCCGTGAGCAATCGGAAGAATGCCAAAAAGCATTTGAAGAGCTTGGTGGGGAAAGCGGGATCTACGCAGACGCCTATAACGATTTGGCGGAGGATTTTTACGGCATTCCTGCTGCTAAGGCAGTATCACTTCACGACATCTACAGAGTTATTGCAGGACATAGCTATTATCATGGCGACCGTATCCTTGCAGCATTGACATGTATCGCAGAAGGAAAAGAAGTGAATCCTGTACGGCCTTCCGACGTGGCCCCGGTGGTGCATAGCTACTGGGAGCACAAAATTACAGATGACGGAGAAAATATTGGTATTTGTCATAACTGCAAATATCCTGTTAGCTGGTTTTGGGAACAAGCAAAATACTGCCCCAACTGCGGGGCGAAGATGGACGGAGGTGAAGAATAATGGCAAAGTATTTCAGAATTGCAGAGATTGATGCTGCTACGTTTGAGCGCATGACTGGTTACGAGCTTGATTGCCTGCAAGTGGCAATGCTTGCGGATGATGGAAACGTGTATGTTGCTGTCGATGAAGATGGGCAAGATTACATTGATGTCGACATTGAAATGTTTAACGCGGACGGGGGTGCTGACCATGTATGAATCGCCAATTAAAGTATTCCAAGGAAATCTTGAAATGCAGTTTGAGGGTGAAATTCTCAAAGCCGTGCAGCGGGCTGACATTACCGTTGATAGGGATGAACTAATCCGAGCGCTCCGCTATGACCGTGAGCAGTATCAGAAAGGTTTCGACGATGCAAGGAAGGGGGCTGTGCCTGTGGTGCGGTGTGAGGACTGCAAGCATTTGTGCGTGTGGAATCGAAAAGATATGTACGCATTTTGCCCTAAAACAACCATCGCGTTTTTGCCGTTTGAGCTGGACACAAGGACATTCTTTTGCAGCTACGGCGAGAGAAAGGACGGAAAGGATGGCTAAACAGTCCGGGTATTTGAAGCGGCGGGACGCGGAGCTGGATGCGGCGTTCAACGCCGGGGCTGCCATGGCCTTGCAGTTTGCCACAGACACCCTCCAGATCACGATCCACCAGAAGAACGGGTGGGGATTCGACCGGGTCATGCGCCTGACAAAAGACTGGGGTGATACCCAGCGCGAGTACAAACCGGCACTGAATTGTAAGGACCCAGCTGCTGACGTGTGCCAGGAGCACATGGATCGCATTTTGGCGGAGATCATCCGGGACCGTATGACCTTGATTCCATTCCCAGATCGGTATCGCGAACTGCGGAAAGTGACATATGGGAGGCAACATGACAAACGATGACAAAGCCCTGCTAAAGGCATATGCGGAAAACAACATGAACCGGTCACAAACCAGCAAGGCCGTCTATCTGCACACCAATTCCATTCGCTATCGGTTCGCCGTTATCCGCCGGGAGACCGGACTGGACCCGCAGTGCTTTTATGACCTGGTAAAGCTGCTGGGAATCGCAGAAGAGAAAGGCGGCTGACGCTCATAGAAATCTTAAAGGGGGAGGGGCACTTCGTAAAGGAGGCCCATTATGAAATACCGATACACCGTCCAGCAGCTCCAGCAGATGGAGCGCTGCCGCTATCTCACAGACCGGGAGCGGCGGGTATTCAACCTGGTCTGCCGCCGTGGCTGGGCAATCGAGGATGCGGCGGCAGAGCTGTACCTGTCCCGCTCCGCTGTGACCGCCTGCCTTCGTTCCATCCGGAATAAAGCTGGCATATCCCCTCCAAACAAAAGACATCCTTAAACCATGACAAGCGGTGCCCTGTGGTACGGTAACCATAGAGCACCGCTTGTTTTGCGCGCGGAAACAGGGGGTGTATTTTTAGAGAAGGAGGAATCTCTCTATGGCTGAATTTGCAAGCAAGGGCGTCGCAGGCACTGCTCTCGGCACCGGCATTGCCGGTCTGTCTCTGGGCGTCCTGAACTCTCTGGGCGGTCTCGGCGGGATGCTGCTGGGCAATCGCGTCATCCCCTTTGCCGCTGGTATGGCGGCGGAGGCCGGATGCAGCGAGAACCACACGGTCAACCGCTATGAGCTGTCCATGGTGCAGGAGAACGCCAAACTCCGCAGCGACATTGCCCTGCGGGATGCCAACACCTACCAGGACCAGAAGATGTTGGAGATGTACAAGTACATCGACGGCAAGCTGGGCGAGGTGCATGGTGTGCTGGCTTCTCAGGCGGTCAACAATCAGGCCACCAAGGACAGCTTCCAGCTGTTGCAGGAGCGTATGGACTGCTGCAAAAACGAGCTGTGCGGGGCCATTTCCCGGGAGCGGGACGAGCGGAAGTGCGCTGACAACACCATTGTCACCTACACCAACGCCACCTTTTATCCCAAAATGGTCGCGGACATCACCACCGGCACCGGCACCACGCCCCAGTCCACCTATAACCCCCTCCCCGTCTCCACCTGTGGCCACGGCTGCGGCTGCTAAGAGGCGAAGAGGGAAGAAGAGAGGGGCATAGCGCCCCTCTCTCCCGTCATTGGAGGAATCTATGGTAACATTGGAACAGATCAAGCAGGGCACTGCCCGCTATGTGGATGAGGAATTCACCGGGAAGCTCACCGGCTGGCAGAAATGGGCCGTTGGCGCCGGGGCTGCTATGGCCCTGGGCAATCTGGACGCCAGCCTTTCCACCCTCCGGGAGCACCCCGCCGTGAAGGCCCTCGGCGTCTTTGACGAGGCGGGGAACGTCGATCTGGACAAGCTCTACACCTGTCTGAAAACCGAAGCCGCCAAAGGCCCCGTCACCACCAATATCCCCCTGATTGGGAACGTCACGCTGAATGAAACGGATGTGGACAAGCTCTACACCCTTATCAAGCAGAGTTAGGAGGCTCTTATGCACGAGATCAAACGCTTGGCCGAAGGGATCCGGGAAGAACTGGACGATGCCGAGAAGTACGCCCGCGAGGCCGTCAAGCACGCCGGGGAGGACCCGGAGGACGCCAGCACCTACGCCGACCTCAGCCGTCAGGAGCTGGGCCACGCCAATCGGCTCCACGAAATGGCCGTTCGCCATATCGAAAAAGCGAAGGACGCCGGTCACCATCCCACGGAGGCCATGCAGGCCGTCTGGGACTGGGAGCATGAACGGATGCTGGACCGCACCGCCCATGTGAAAACGCTCCTGTCCATGATGTAAAAGCCAAACAAAACACCCCCGCCAGACGGCGAGGGTGTTTTCTTATTTGTAGGGGTTCTTGGCGTTGGTGGTGCAGATAATGTCCCACAGATCCGCCCGGTTTTTCTGACCGGCAAGGGCGGCGCTGGCCTCCGCCTTACTGATTGTTCCATTGCCGTTTGTATCGGCGCTCTCCTTCAGCCAGAAATACGTCTCCGGGGAAATTCCCGCCTGATACGCCAGTTTCACCTTTTCATAGGCTTTTCCGCTCATTTTCTCGCTGCCGTACTGCTGGTACAGCGCCAGATACTCCGCCGTGGAAACGCCGATGTCCCGCTTGGCCGTCTTGGCGTTCTCAATCCATTTGGCGCTGGGAGTATAGTTGTCGTATACATCCTGACGGGCAGTCTCACTCGCATATTTATACACGTTCTGAATGTAATCCACTTTTTCCCCATTGCTCATGGATTTATAGGCTGGAAGTTTCAGCGCATCCTCCACCAGCGTTTTCCGGGTGCTGCCCATGGCTTTTGCGTACTGGGTGTACTCCTCTGCCGTCAGGTTGTAGGTCTTGCCGTCGTTGGTGAAGGACTTCTCCGCCGCCGCCGGGTAAACACCGCTTTTCCCGGTGGCCTTCGCAAGCCGCCGAATCTCCTGCGTGGCAGGGCTGTTGTCCTGCGCTTTCAGGAAGCCGGGGGATATGAAGGACTGGAACACCCGCTCCGGCGCGGAGCCGTTGGAGACCTCGTTGCCCCACAGATCGATAGACGGCTGTAACTGATTCCGTGCGCCGGGGACCTTCTTCGCCGCCCCCTGCAAGAAATAATTCACGTCAGAGGCTACCTGCCCGGAGCCTTTCTCCACATAGCTTTTGCGTACCGTATCATCAAATACGGACGCAACCTTGCTGCCGATGGTGGGGATATACTGTCCGGCGTAGCTGCTGACCGCCCGGTCAAGCAGATAGCCAACCTTGTTATCGGCGTAGCTCCAATAGGAGATCAGGTCATTCAGGGAGGACAGCATGGAGGTCTCCAGCACAACGTCCTGCATCCCCAGCAGAGAATCCACCAGCGCGTCGAAGGTGCTGCCGCCCTTTTCATGGGATTTTTCGGTGGCAGCGCCCGCAAACAGGGGCATTGCCGCAGGAAGCGCCCAGTCCAGCGTGTAGGACTTGTCCCCGATCTGAATAGCATAATCCTGCCCGCCCATGGACTTCTCAAAGGCTTCTTCCTTGTCATCGTCACCAGTCCGGACGTGGAGCAGCCCCTCCGCCGCCAGATAAGCGCCCAGCGCGAAAATGCCGGTTCCGGTGAGGCCGGATGCAAGGGAATCCACGGCGTCCGCCGCCGTGCAGTTGCCTCTCCGCACATCCCAAAGAGCTTCCTTCACACTCTTTGCAATGCCAACAGGGCTGTAATCAAGGCCCGTGGTCAGGATGTTGGCCGGGGTCTTGCGGAAGGGGAACAGAGCGTCCGCCACGAAGGAACCTGCCCGTTTTACCGGGTTATCCCCCTCATAGCGGCCAAACTGAGACAGCGCCTCGGAAAGCGCCGTGGTGTTGCGGTAAGTGGCCTTCTGCGCTTCCTCAATGGCGTAGGCCCGTGCCGCCTCTACGTCTGCGGCTCTGGTCCCCGCGTGGGCCTCTGCCGCCGTCACGCCCTTAGCTTGCAGCGCCTGGGCGAAGCTGTCTACATAAGCCGCACGGTTAAAGATCACGTCCTCATAGTCAAGGGCGCGGCTGTTCAAATCTCCGATGCCCTGCACGGCACGGGAAAGAACATCCTCCCCATTGAACATTTTCCGCTTGCTCTGAATCTCGCGCTCAATGCCTGCCGCCGTTGCGTCAGAATACTTCCCGCTGCCCATGGCCGCGCTCTGGTCCGTCTCATACTGGACCTTGGCAAAGGCTTTCAGATCCTTGTCAACATTCACGGCCTTTGTCCGCTGAGAGGGGTCCTTGATGACTGCCCGCTCGATTGCGGTTCCGATGCCGTTCTTGATCTTCCGTGCACCCATCTGAATGGCGTTGCCCATGATGTTGCGGATGTGGGTGGTGGGGTTAGTCAGCATGGAGGTGTACCGCCAGAAATTGGCCTTCTCCATGAAGGTGCTGGGGATCTGGTCTGCAATGGAGGTGGTAATGGCATCCCACGCCGCCGCCCGCTCCGCGTCCGTCTCTGCCATCAGGTAGTTGGTGGCCAGCTCGTCAGAGAGGGTGAAGCCCGTCACCTTGTCGATGTAGTCCACCCGTGCGCTTTCCACGTCTCCGCTGTCGGCGGTGCTCTGCCTGGGTGCCCGGTTCTGCCGTGCCGCCCGGTCATTCATCCGGTCTACCAGCCGCCGCAGCGTCAGCAGACGCCCCTCCGGCGTCAGCCGGTTCATCAGGTTCATGGCCTGCACCATCTGTGCGCTGTCATGGGCCGCGTCCGCAATGGCCGTTGCCAGCTCAAAGGCGGCCTTGTGGTCTCCTTCGGAAATGGCGAGGTTGTAGGCGCTGATGGCCTCGGCGGTGTCCGCCTTGGTGATCCGCTGCCCCAGCTCCGCCTTGGCAACGAAACTGTTCGCCACCTCTCGCCAGCCGTCCCGCGAGATCTTGGCCTGCGCCTGCTGCACGGCATCCCGGTCCGTCACCACGTCATAGTCGAACGCGCCGCCGGAAATGGCGTTTTCATACACAGTTGCCATCTCCGGGGAGGTCAAGGGGCTGTTCAGAATGGTGGAGACCGTTTTCTCCACATTCCGCCCGGTATCAGGGTTCACAACGGGGACCTCAGAGGGCGCCCGCCGCTGTTCTGCCTGAATGCGCTGGGCGCTGTTGGGATTCACTGGGTAAAACTCCTCACTCTTGGCCTGCATGGTGTCAAAGGGCGTGTTCACCGCACCCGCCACGGCGTCACCCGGCGTGTCGAAAGCATCCACATCCTCTAAGCCACGGCCCCGCGCCTGCTCGCCCGCGCCCAAAATGCTCTGCTTGGCGGTGAGATACCCGCTGTTGGGTCCCACTTGTTCGCCGGTCATGGTGGTGTAGCCGTGGGAGAGCATATCGTCCAGAATCAGCTCCACCCGCTTGGCCGCCGCCACGTTCTCCTGCCCCTGATCGGTGATGATCCGCTGGGCTGCGTCGATGATGGCGTCACGGGAAAGCCCAGTTTCATCCATGGCCTGTCGCAGATGGGGCGAGGTCTGCGCCGCCTGCTGGACAGCGTTACCCTCCATGGTCCGCTCATAACGGCGGCTCATGGGCTGCTGGAGGGAGAGGTCCGCATCTGCGATCAGGGCGTTGGCCGCTTCCTGATAATAGCGGTGCAGCTCGGGGTGGTCAAACTGGAAGGCGTTCACGTCTCTGCCGCCCACCGTCTCCATCCGCCGCCGGTCGATGTGCTGCTCCGGGTCGATCTGGAACACCTTGCCGGTGGCATCCATGCCCACGGTGCCCTCCTCATTAGCCCGGAAAACGGCGTCCTGCTGGGCCTCCGTCATGGTATTCAGGTCCGCCCGCTTCTTCCCAAACAGAACCTCAGAGAGAATGTCCCGGCTTCCACCATTCTTGACATTTTCCGCCCCCTGTGCTATGCTATCATTAGCATTGAGGGGACGCGTACCCTCAACAGACGCCTGAGATTGTGTCCCAGCGTCACCATTGGTGGCAAGGCTGGTTGGATTGGCACGATCTCCGGCGTCTATTTTTATAACGTTCCCGTTCGCGTCAATCACTTCATGCAGATAAAATCGGTTTTTGCTGGTGCGCTTTACAACGGCAGCTACATAAGCAGTTTCGCCGTCCATAGTGACCGGGGCGGCAAATACATAGCCGTCATAAGGGCGGCCTTTCCAATTCTGCTGGAAATCAATTTGCTGCCCGCGCCGGAGCACTTCCGGAATGGCGGGGATCACGGCGGCTTTTGCCGCGCCTACGCCATGGCTCAAATCGTCCTTCACGGAACGCCCGTTGATGTCAATGTCTCCAAAGCCGGGTCGAGACACGACCCCCTTAATGGCCTCAAACATTTTCCTTGCCTTTTCAGCCATGGTTCGGCCCTCGACAAATGGGATCGCTTTGGAGGATACGGTCGAGACCGGCTCTGTGCCGTTAAGCCCCGGTATACTCTCTCGCAGTCGTTCAACGATCTGAACTGTCTCGCCCTTGTTTGCCGCCGTCTCCACACTGGGGGCGGCGTTTTGCGTGCCCTCTGCGGCGTTTGCGGGGGTGGGGGTATCAATACCCTCCCGCACCTCCGGGCGTACCTCCTGCGTGGGCTGTGCGTCCGCCTGACTGCTTCCACGCTGTCGGATGACGTCAACGCCTGCGCCGATGCCGCCCATGGCCGCGCCCACCGCCGCGTCATACAGTGCCTCGCTGAGATCGAACCGGGCAGAGGGGTCATAGGTGGCCCGCTGCAAGATGGGCTGGAAAATATCCTCGATAAATTCCTCACCGCCCTCGGAGATCATGGAGAGGGCCACACGGCCCGCCGAGCTGTTGTTCAGCTTGGAAAGCGCACCGCTGATGGCGTTGTCCAGAACACCGCCGCCGAACGCCTTCTTGAAGGGGCTTGCCACGTTGCTGATCTTCTCCGTGGCAAGGCTCAGAGCGCCGCTGCCCAGTCCGTAGGCAAGCTGCTGATTGTAGTTGGCCCCGGACTGTCTGGCCCGTTGAGCGCTGCTTCCGGCAGACCGGGCCGTCATCAGGGCAAGACCGGCTCCGGGGATCATGGCGCTGGCCGCTACGTCCCCCGCCATCTGTACGCCCTGAACGCCAAGATCCACGGCGAACTGGCCTACCGGCCCCAGCCCTTTCTTGGCCTGTGCCACGTCCGCGGCGGAGCTTTGGGACAGACGGTCCGCCTTCTGATACGCCTTGTCTGCAACTGCCTTGTCGCTCTTTTCCACAGACCGGGTATAATTCTTATGGGCGTCGATCTTCCGCTGGTTGGCGGCGATATAGGTCTGGATTTTCTTCCGATCATCCGCTGTCAGCGCCTTGCCGTCCGCCCATTTGCCGTTCCGGAGCATGGTATTGTAGTCCTTGATGGCCTGAATGGCCCCCATCTGCTCCCCGGCGGCATTGTTGTTGGCAATGCGGGTGTTCAGATACCCGGCCCCCTCTGCTAGCACACCGCCCAGATTCGTAAAGGCGGAACCGGCGGACTTCGTTGCACCGGTCACAATGTTTTTGACGCGGCTGGACGCATTGTTTTTGGCGCGGCTGGGGTCTGCCACAAAGCCCTGCTTCTTTCCGGCGTCCGTGGTGCTTTTCCGCCCCCCGCCGGTGGACACCCACTGATTCTTGCTGGTGCTGGCTTTGGTGGTGGAAGCAGGTGCCTTGTATACGGACGGCTGCCCCTTCCCGGACGCGATCACCTTGTCGAGGCGCTCGGAAATGGAGTTGGGCGCCGCTTTCTTGGCAGTCTGAGCCGAAGCCGGGGTCGATGTACCCCCGCTCCGGATCACCGCGTTCAGACGATCTTCAATACTGCTCATAGACCCTCCTGGTTACCACCCAAATAGGGCTCCAAAGGTTTCTGCTCCCGCTTCGTTGATCTCACCGGCCTGCATGGCCCGCTTGACTTCAGTGGCAAGCTGCGCGTTGTTGGCCCCACGGGAGAACATGGCTTGGAGCTTGTTCATCTCCGCGCCATATCTGGGTCCATATACACCCGCAGCGGAGTTCTTGGCAATGGTAGCGTAGTTGGAGCCGGTGGCCGTCACGCCCGCGCTGTTGGTCTTGGTGGCGGTTTTATGAGTCCCCTGATACTTCGCCCACGCCTGGTCAGCCGTCAGGCCGCCTGCGGCCTTCTTGGAGTTGGCCCCCCACTTGCCGTCCTGAGACACGCCGTAGTATTTCTGGAGCTGCTTTACCTGCTGATTGGTCAGGGAGCCGTTGGAATAGCTGCCCTTCTTTTTGCCGGTGCTGCCGCTGCCGGTTTTGGCAGTGCCGGTTGTCCCCGCCTTCAGCTTGCCGGTGCCGTACAGGGCATCATAAGACCCCTGCCCGTAGTAATAATCGAAGGCGGAGATCACATCATCCGTCACGATGCCGTTTTTCAGGGCGGACTGTACCTGACTGGCGGTCAGCGTCGGCTTTACAACGGTGCCGCCGCCGGAGCTGCTGCCGCCGGAGCCGCCGGTCTGCCCGCCGTACTTGGCGTAAAGATTCTGCTGGCGGACGTATTCCTCATACAGGGCGTTTGCCAGCTCCGCGTCTCCCGTGGCCTCCGCCTTGGCAATGGCGTTCCGGTACTCCGTGTCAAGCTGGCTCCGCTGGAGGTCGATAGCCGCCGTCTTTTCCGCCTGCTCCCGGTCGATCTGGGAAAGGTTCTGCTGGAGCACAACGTCCTGTGCCAGCGCCGCCTGTCCGGTGGTGCCGGTGTTCAGGCCGTTGGCAACCGCCATCTCCTGAAACGCGCCTCGGCTCAGGGCGTTCTGGTTGGCCGCGCTGTTCCGGGCAATGTCATAAACCGGCGCGATCTGCGCACGGCTGGCGTCCAGTGTGGCGGTGTTCTGCTCGTAAGCGGATTTCAGCGCCGCCAGCTCTGCCGCCACCTTCTTGGCGTACAGCTCTTTCAGATAGTCATTGCCGTCCCCGATGTCAAAGCTCGTTCCGGCCTGCGTCGTGAAATTGCTGGACGGGGTGCTGCCTGCGTTAATGTCCGTGACCCGCTGCTGCTGGCTGTATGCCGGGGTCCCGTAACCGGGTGTCCCGGCCTGTACGCCGCCATTCTCCGCCAGATAATCCCCAAAGGACTGCACCTTGCCGCTGGCCTGTGCGGAGGGGGAGGTGTCCGTTCCCATAAGATAGCGGTAATAGGCCAGCTCCGCGCTTTCCGGGCTGTTGTCAAGCCCCAGCCGCCGCCGCAGATCGTTTACACCGGCGAGAGCGCCGCTGTCCGTCACATAGCCGTTCTTGTCGATGGTGTAACCATAGCCCGCCCGGATGGCGTTTGCTGCCTGGTTTGCCTGATCGCCGGTGATCTCGCCCCGCTGAAGCCGGTTGCGGATCTCCTGAATCTTGGAGCGATCCAGTGCGGACATCATTTCGTTGTCTGTCCATGCGCCGCTTTTGCCGTAACTGCCGTTCCCGGCGTTGATGTCCTGATGGGGGGTGTAGTCTGCCACGCCCTTCACGGCCTTGTAGGCATAGCCGTTATCATCGTAAAACACGGTGTAGCCGTTGGAAATCTGCGCACGGCCCGCCAGATCCATGCGGCGGCTCATGTCCGCGCCTACCTGATGGGTCACGCCGCCTTGCTTGTAGTTCTTCACTTCGGAGTTGCTGGTGGGCATCCCATAAATGCCGCCGCTGTCCGTCCGAGTGTAGGAGATCCCGCCGAAGGTGCCCTGAGAGCTGCCGCCGGAGGAGCTGTTGCCCCGGTCACTGTTGTACTCGTTGCCATACCGCCCGCCGGAATATCCGGCATTGCCACGGATGCTTTCTGCCGCCTTGTGAGCGTCAGCCCACGACATTTCGCCCCGCTGTGCTTTGGACGTTACATCCGCAATGCGGTCTTGGTCCTTCTGAGATAGGTTTTTCTTATCGTATTCAGAAACTGCCATACTTGGCCCTCCTTATCCGTTCCAATCCGAGCGGGTTTCCCGGACATCGATGTGCGTGAAGCCCTTCTGACTGTATACGCCCACACCGCCCCAGTCCGGCATGAGTTCTCTTGCGTAGGCTGCCACCGCTGCCGGGGTCTGGCCACGTACCACAATGTCCGCCGCCGTGCCATAGCAGTGCTGGCTGTGGGCCACGCCGCCGACTTTGGCGTTGTACTGCGGCGTCCGATACCCACTATTGATGGTCACAGCTGCGCCGAAGCGACTGCGGATGCTCTGCAAAACCATCACCAGCCGGGGGGCTATCAGCACGGCGTCAGAGCCATCCTTGCAGGCAAATTCTTTCACTTTAAAATGGGTGGACAGCTTCTTGCCGCCGTCCTTCGCCTTGCTGTAGGCGTTGATCTCTACCATGGGTTTTTCTCCTTCCGGTTCAAATGCGTCCCCGCTTTTCAGTTTCCAGACGAGGAAGAACGGAATGATCCGCCCGTCCCCGGTAAAGCCTTTGCCTGTCGAATCCATGAAGCAGGTAGACCCGCCGCCGTCCATCATAATGGCATTGTCCCATCCGGACGCGGCCAGCAGGTTCCGGAGCTGTTCCGGCGACCGCCGGGCCTTGCTCACATAGTAGGCGAATCGCCCGCTCTTGGTGCCGATAGCTGTTCGTGGCGCACGGTAGCGCATATCCGCTCCGCAGTGGATGGGGTTGATCTTCTTCCCGCCGATAATGAGGTGGACACACTCCATGTAGTTCCGGTCCCCGTTTGGCACGGTTTTCACACCGAAATCCCCCGGGGTGTCCCAGCTGATGGCCCACGCCCGGTAATTGGGGGCCTTGTGGACTTTGCCGTCTGCCTTCAGGTGGCAGGCCGGGGTCTGGTTCCTCAGGAAAATGGAGCCGTTGCAGATAGCGTCCCCGCCCGTCTCCGCCAGCATCTTCATCAGGTTGGCCGTGGTGGAGCGGAGACGCTTCCGGTTAAAATAGATTTTGATGAATTGGAGATCGGAGAGCGGGACGGTGCCCGCTCTCGTGCTCATGTGTGAGCCTCCGAATTCTGTTTCCCCTGATCGCTGGCCTGGCGGATGGCATCCAGCATATTCTTCACAAAGGCGGGGTAGGGGACCCCCATCACTGCCGTATTCTCCAGAATCGACAGGCCTTCATTTGCAATAAAGAACATGCAAACAGCGTCCCGTACAAAATCGCTGGATGTGGCCTGATCCAATAATGCCCCCATCCATACCAGCGCCAGCATCACGCACTTCTTCGCCAGCCCCTTGAACCCGGCGTCGGAACTCAGCGCCCCGGTGCCGCTCTTGCTGGACTTATGCCAGATGGCCGCTACCATCCAGCCGGTGGCGTAGTCCAGCACCATAAAACAGATCAGCACTTTCAGCGCCATATCCCAGCCCCCCAGAGCCTGGGCGATGGCGGAGCCAGCCGCAGCCAGCACCGCCAACACCGTATTTTTGATGTGTAAAGCGTTCATAGTACCCCTCCTTTCGGTGGTCACACGCGCACGGCCTTCTCAGGATGGCCGCCTTCGTCCCACGTAATGTCGTAGGTGCCCTCCGGGGTCTCCACACGGACGGTCTGACCGGCCTTCGTGACATCGTACCGCATGTAATCATGCAGGTGACGCACGTCGGCGGGTTCGGTCTTAGCAGGAATGAAGCCCTCCCGCATTTCGTCCTCGGTCCAACCGGCCACGCCGCCGTCAGGATTCAGGTGGAAATTGGCCCCCGCTTCCTTCAGCTCCTTGTTGATGGCCTCAATGGTCTTGCCGTTCTTCTTGCCCTCGTTGATGATGTCAGCAAACTTCTTTTTCATAATGTATACCCCTTTCATTTTTTACGGCTTAAACAGCCGATTTCATTCGTATCTGTGGGACCTGCCGGAGGATCAATCCTCCGGCTTTTTCCCGTTACTTTACGCCTTTCAACAGCATGGTGGTTTCGTCAAATAGTGCATTGCCGGGAAGAACCAAAGCGGGGCGATAACCATAACCATAGCCATAATAGCGTTGTGTCGTACTGCCACCATTTTCCTCTACAACATAAATTAGCCCTGTAGTTGTAATATCAGTAGTACGGGTCCACCACTTAGTTGCAATGCCGTTATAATATGCAATTAAGGTTGCTGTGGTTGCATTGATAAAATAAGACAATCTTGCACCATCATCAACAGAGCCTTCCATATCCAAACCGATTTCGTTACCGCCCAATAGGAAAACTTTACAAGAATGTCCATTGTCGCCAATAGAAACTGTTTGTTGAGATGCGGATGTCCCTGCTGAACTGACATAAGGAATTTTGACTTGCTTAATAGTTGTTTTTTCTACGTCCCCTAAGCTGTTAAAAAAATCATTGTTTAAATAAATATCAACAGTAGAATCAGCATAGATATTACCTGCTTTATTTGCATTAAAATTATTTTTTGCAACTAAAGTTTTCCTCAACAACCATGTGCCATTACACGAACTGTCATACAGGTTGGAGTTAGAAGGAATCCCCTGATTCACCACCAGATATTCCACCGCCGTACCGCCCTCCATCAGCTTCACGGTGGACCCCACCGCAAGTCTGGAGGCCAGCACCCCCGTCACCGGTGCCGTATGCACCTCGCCCTTCCGCATCATCAAGCAATGTCCCATTAAGTCACCCCCTTTAAGAGCATGGTAGTTTCGTCAAACCGAGCGTTTCCGGGAAGAACCAAAGCGGGGCGGATGCCATCTTTAGACCTGGTAGGGTCTTGGTTAGTAAGCCCACCAGCGGTTTTGACGTGAAACACTAAATTTACAGTGCGCCACTGTGGTGAGCGTAACCACCAATAAACTGCATCTCCATCCAGATAGGAAATGCGTTTTGTATTTCCGTTCGTCCCTAAGATAAAATAATCTAACTTCGCACCGTCTTCAGGCAGCGTATTATCGTCATCTATTGTGAACCCAACCTCATATCCGCCTAGTAAAAACGCTTTGACAGCCAGTCCATTAGTTCCGCTATTTATTGTTGAAGTCAAATTGCCAACGCAATATGGGATTTTTACTTGCTTGATAACAGATTGCTCAACACTACCTAAGCTATTAAAGAAATCGCCATTCAACCAAGTGTTGATGACGCTAGACGCATATTCGTTCTCGTCTAGGCGGTTCCACCGCCCTTTACTATGGCAATCTTTTCTCAACAACCACGTTCCGTCACAGCTTGCGTCATACAGGTTGGAGTTAGAAGGAATCCCCTGATTCACCACCAGATACTCAACCGCCGTGCCGCCCTCCATCAGCTTCACGGTGGACCCCACCGCAAGGCTGGAGGCCAGCACCCCCGTCACCGGCGCTTTCAGCGTCGGCACAATGCCGCTCATAATCACTTTACCCATTGTGTCACCCCTTTAGAAGCATAGTAGCCGCATCAAACTTAGCTGTTGGGGGGAGAATTAGGGCGGGGCGGATACCGCCCAAGCCGGATGCGCTGTAGGAGTTGCTGCTGCCATTGGTGCTGACGTACCACACAGCGCTGGGAAAGCTGACGCCAGGGGAGCGGAGCCACCAGTTGGTGGCTGAGCCGTTCAGGTACGCGATACGCTTGGAGTTGCCACCAGAGCTTGCGGTGAAGTAGGACAGCTTCGCGCCATCCTGCGGGAAATACTGGTTGTCGCTGGTCGTCCAGCCAACCTCGTAGCCGGACAGCAGGAAAATCTTGCAGAGCAGACCATTCGCACCGCTCTGCTCCGGGCCTCCATAACCGCCGTTCTTGAAATACGGGATTTTCACTTGTTTAATTACAGCCTGCTCCGTACTGCCCAGCGTATTAAAATAATCTCCGTTCAACCACGCATTGATCGCACTGCTTTCATATTTGTTTACCTCGCTTGTGTTCCACTGCCGGTTGCTGTGAATATCCTTCCTCAGCAGCCACGTCCCGTCACAGCTGTCATCGTACAGCGAACTTCCGGAAGGCTTGCCCTGATTCACCACCAGATACTCCACCGCCGTGCCGCCCTCCATCAGCTTCACGGTGGAACCCACCGGCAAAGTGCTTGCCAAGATACCGGTTGACGGGGCTTTCGCTCTGCACCCGCCAACCACTGTTACGTGGCCCATCAGCTCACCTCCGCAACAATGGGGATCGCAACCGTGTTGGCGTCCCCGAAGATCGTGAATTTGATACCGCCGTTGTAGGTCTCCGCGTAACCGTTGGTGATGCAGTTGAGATACTGGTTCTCCGCCTCCACGAACGCCGCGTAATCGTCGGAAGTCCCCGCCCCCGTGTAAGCGTGGTCTACCAGTGCCGTGTTCTGGGCCGTCACCCCGGCGATGGCAACGCTCTGCGTTTTGACGCCGGTGTTTTCATCCTCCACCCACGTAGTCCCGATGGCGGCGGTGTAGGTCTTGACAGAACTGATCTCCGGCAGCTGGCTTGTGGGCACCTTGCCGTCCGCGCCCAGAGACGCCGCGCCGATGGCCGCGGGGGTAATGGGGTCTGCCCCGTCCTTCCCGTGCTGGCTGGCGTGTTTCCCCGCCGCCTTGCCGTCCCACGTGGTTTTCTCCTCAGAGGTCACATGGATGTCGCTGTTGCCAATGTGCCCCGGCACGTCTTTCAGCGCCGTGTTGAACGCCGTCTCCGTGCCGGAATACCCGGCTTCCACGGCGGTCTGGTATGCGCTCTTGCCGTCTGTGCCCTTTACACCGGCGGGACCTTGAGGGCCTTCCGGGCCAACGTCGCCCTGGGGACCCTGTACGCCCTGAATACCCTGCGGACCCTGCGGACCGGTAGCGCCTCTGGGGCCTGTTTCGCCCTGCTCGCCCTGAAGCCCCTGAACGCCCTGCTCGCCCTGCGGGCCGGTGGCGCCGGTATCACCCTTGTCGCCCTTGGGGCCTTGGATGCCCTGTGCGCCTGCGGGTCCCTGCGGGCCTTCCGGGCCTTGCAACTTGCCTGCGGGTACCCAGTCCGATGCCAGCTCGGACCAGATGTAGCACTCCTTGTCCGCCTCCACCATGTACATTTTGTCATCGCCGGTGGGGATGGCCTTCCGCAGCGCCGCCAAAGTGGGGTAAATGTCCTCGATATAAAGGCTCTTGCCGTCTTTGCCGGGAGCGCCTGTTGCGCCGGTAGCGCCGGTAGGGCCTTGGGGGCCTGCGGGGCCGGTAGCGCCCCTTGCACCGTCCGCACCCTTGGGTCCGGTCTCACCCTGCGGTCCCTGGATACCCTGCAAGCCGCGAGGGCCTTGGGGGCCGGTAGGACCGACAGGGCCGGTCTCGCCCTGGTCTCCCTTGGGCCCCTGCGCACCGGGCACGCCCTGGATACCCTGCGGGCCTCTTGCGCCCTGTGCGCCCTGCTCGCCCTGTACGCCCTGCGGGCCTTGAGGGCCGCGCACGTTTACGCTCTGGGGCGGGGACGTTACATTTTGCAGGGAGAAGGACATGACGCCGTTAATGTCCACACTGGGGACGATGGCGGGGCCAACCGGACCCTGTGCGCCGGTGGATCCGGTCTCGCCGGTATCGCCCTTGTCGCCTTTTTCGCCCTTGTCACCTTTTATGCCGGTGACCACGGTCACGCCGTTCTGGTCTGTCACCGTGCCGTTGGTGAACTGCATCCGGCTCCGCTGGGGGAGGGCCTGCCCGTCCGGACCGATAATCAGGTGACCGGAAGAACCGGTTGCCTGCCAGACCTTGCCGTCCGTGCTGACCTCCAGCACCTTGTCCGCGTTCAGCCGGATGTACTTGAACCCGGCTTCGTTCTCCGGCAGCAGCACCGCCGTTTCTACACCCAGATTTTCCAGCGCCGGGATCAGGGTCTCATTCATGTAGGTCTGAAGAGCCTTGCCGCCCTCGTCGAACTTGTTTTTCAACTCGGCGGAGGTCATGCCGCCAACATCATTGGGCTCATCGTCCAATGCCGCAATGATGGCCATGTTTTTGTTGAATTTTTCAATCGCCACAGGTTACACCTCCGTTTTCGGCACTTCGCCGGTCTCGTTGATTTTCCGCTGCAACTGGCCGTATCCGGCCCCGCCCCGAATGGGGACGGATTCCTCTTCGGTAACAGGCTGTTCGCCTTCTGCTCCCGGCTGACCACCCATCATGGCACGTTCCTGCTGCTGGAGGGCTTGGATCAGCGCCTCCTTGTCGGTGATCTGTCCGGCGGGCAGCCGTTTCAGATACTCCACCGTGGAGATCTTACCCTGCATTAGCAGGTTATCAAGGGTCTGCATGGCGGCAATCTCGCTCCAGTAGGAAGCTGCGCCCGCGTCCAGCCCAATGGTAAAGGGGATCTCTTTCAGAATAGAGAAGTCAAAGGGAACCACCAGTTTGCTGCTGTCATAGGGGTTGGAGATCTCCACATACCGTTCTCCGTAGTATTCGCCCATGAACTCCATGTAGATGCGGCCCAGATCCTCAATGCTCTGCAAGAGGTTCTGCTTCGTCAGCTCCATGGGCGTTGCCGCCGCCCGCTGCAAGGCGATAATGGCGGAGGTGTTGTCCGGGCGGGTATCGCCCAGCGCCACGTCCGACGCGCCGAGAAACTTCTGCGTGTAGCTGATGGCAATGTCAATAAACTGGCTGATCTGGGGGGAGATGCTGGCGGGGTCAATGATCTTCGCCACGCCCTCCACACTGCCGTTTACCGGGATGGCCCCGCCGATCTTGTTCGTCCACTTGGCTACCTTGGTGGAATCGTATACCACCTTCGGATAGGCCAGCGTCATCAGGGAGATCATGGACATGGCAAACAGCTTATTGACAAAGATTTGGTTGGGCAGCAGACCGGTAATCATGGCCTGTCCGTGATAGCAGTCCTGCACATAGTCCCAGTTCATCCACGTCAGGGGGTACAGCTTGATGCCGAGGTCCAGATCGCCCCGGATCTCCGCCTGCCGGGTGCACTCGTAGGCGTGGACGGTGCCGGTCTCGTCATCCTTCCACAGCCGGAGCAGCACCGTCACCTTGTTCCCGCTGCCGCTCATGGAATCCATGTAGTTGTTTCCGCAGTCCTTGTTATCCGGCTGGATCTCGTCCGGGTCTTTGCCGTACCGCTTGGCCCGCTTCCGGGCCTCACTCAGCAGCATCCGCCGCTCCAGAATGATGTAAGGCTGGCTCTGCACATCCCGGTTGTTGGGGTTGCCGAACAAAACCTGCGTATTCATCAGGGCTTCCGTTCGGATGGCGCCCTTGCTGGCCTGCCCGGTCTCCGCCGTATCGTCCCAGTAGGTATACATACAGCCGTCACCGTCCACGGCGGCGTTGCGGGTATACTCCCGGATGCGCCCGCCGATGCTGTTGTGCTCAAAGATGGATGCGAACTGATCGTTGAGAATATCCGCCACCAGCTCCAAGGTCTGCGTGTTCCGCTCCCCACTGGAGGACATGGCCCGCGCCCATAACTTCAAGTTATCCGTGGAGATGTTCGCCACGGAGAACAGCACCACCCGCTTCAGGAAGTTGAATACGGGGGTGGGGAGGCCGTTGCTCTGGACCCCCTCCCACTGCTTACCAATGAAGAAATTCTCGTTGGTTTCCACGCAGTCATAGAGGTCAATGCCGCTGTTGAAGCTGATGCCCGCGTTGTATTCCTTGCCGACCCGCTCCGGGGTCATCGTCTGTTTGCTCATGGGTTCACCCCTTTATTTCACATTTCCGGTATAGCGGAGCTGCACATCCGTCTCCAGAACCGTTGCGGTAGACGATGCCGATTTGCTCTTGAATACCAGCTTGTAGAAGGTGGCCTTTTTCACCTTCATCTTCACCCGCCGCACCTGCGGCTTTCGGTTGGTTCCGAAAGACCAGTGGGCGAAGTCCGCATGGGCAAAGGTGGTCAGGCCGGAGGATACGATTTTCTCCGGGTAGTCGCTGCGGCGGTTGGTCTCCACCGTTACGTGCACCCGCGCGTTGCTCTCCGGCTGGATCGCCACGAAAATAAGCGGGCTGTATTTCAGCACCCAGTCCCGGTCAAAATCCATGGAGCCGGTGGCCGCGTAGGCGTCAATATCCTTGCCGTCATCGTTCCGATACTGCCGGGAAAGATGCACCACGCCGCCGTCAGGCCGGAAGCCGTAGGTCTCCAGCCCTATTTCCACCATGGCCCGGAAGCTCAATCCGGTGTAGAGATACCATGCGTCCGCGCCGTAGTTCAGGATCAGCGCCTTGTCTCCGTACATCCACCAGTATTCCTGCGCCGATTTTCGGTTGAAGATCCGGGTCTCTGCCATATCAAAGCCTTGCAGCGTCACTTCTACCCGGTTGCTGATCCGTTCCGCGTTCCGCTCGTCAAAGGTGATATTCCCGCTGGTGGATACGCTCCGCCACCGGTATACCGCCTGATCGTCCAGCGTCAGGGGGTTATTCTCCAGAATATCCACCTGCCCCGGAGCCTTGTTGCCGAACTGCCGGTTGACAGGGGTCACATAGAACGCCGCCGTGGTGACGTCCGTAGCCGTTACCAGCGTGGAATAACTCATGGAGTAGGTGGCATCCTGCTTAAATACCACCAGCCGTGCGTAATGACGCACCATGCCGGTAATGGGCGTGTTGGCCTCGCCCACCTCCGCCTCGTACAGATCCGGGAAATATTCCGCTGAGGGCTTGCCGGTGGCGGAATCGATGCCGGAGTAAATGGTCTTGTTGGTGCCGTCTCCGTATAGAAACACGCGGCTGTCCGTCTGCCCGTTGTAAAGCTCGGAGAAGCGCATCCCCGTTACCTGCGCCCGTTCTCCGTTGCCGCTGCGGTAAATCAGCTCCAGTGTGTTGGTTCCGGCAGCGGGGGCAGGGGTAATGGTAAAGGTCCGTGCCGTCAGGTCGGAGGTGTATGTCTGCGCCGTGTCCCCGATCTTCACGGAGATGATCTCATCCACCGTCTTTTCCGGGATGTGGAAAACCGTCTCCTTGCCGTCGGGGGAATACAGAACCTTCCGCTTGCCCGTCAGCCGGTTTACGTTTTCCAGCAGAAACCCACCGCCCGCAGGCGTCGTGGCGTTCATCACCGTGGGGATATAGCCCTCCACCGCCGCAAAGCTGCTGCCCTCCTTACCGTCCCAGCTCATGTACTCATGGCCGTTCAGCAGGTAAACTTTGTTGGAAAAGCCGAAGAACGAGGTCTGGTCCTGCGTACACTGACCCACAACCTTGGTTGTTGCCGCCGCCGGGTCCAGAGAGAAGATCAGCCCCCCGAAGGCGGCAAGGGTCCGCTGCTTGCTGTCTACCACGCCCTCCCACGCGCCGGAGAAAACCGGGTTTGCTGTGGGGGCCGTGTGGCCGCTCTCCGCGCACCATGCGTCCCATGCCGTTTTCAGGTTCAAAACCGTCTTGGTGCCGGGGCGCAGCTGCAAGTGCTTCTCCCGCGTCACACGGAAGTTCCGCATCTTGCTCATTTCGCCGTTCTTGATCTTGGTATCCCCGTCCGGGTTCTCGTTCAGGCCCAGAAACTGGCGGATCTTCAACACCTGAATATCGTTGCTGGATGTGATTTGAGCCATCGTCCGGGCCTCCTTTATCCGTAGGATAGATAATCGGCGGTCATCTCCCCGCCCGTCATCACGTCATCGTAGTCCTCGCCCTCGTCGAAATCGTCCACGATCTTCTCCACGGTTTTCTGAGCGCCCAGAACGCGGGTGACACAGAAATACCGGGCAGCGTCGCAGATATGGGTGATCTCGTGGGGTTCCGTGGCGCAGTCCGAGGGGTTTTTCTCGTCATGCTGGATGGATGGCAGGTTGCGGATCAGGCCCACACAGTTTTCCGTCACCAGCAGTCCGGGCCGGTCCGTGTCGCTCTTCATGGGCTTCAGCAGCTCCTTGACGGCCATCCAGCCCTGAACGCGGTTGTTGCTGGCTTTCAGCAGCCCTAACCCGTTCTGTGCGAAGATCTCCGCCATGCTCCGCCCGCTGTCCTTCTGCCGGTTCCACATATCCGGCGGGGCAATGGTGAACTCAATGTGCTCCTCCGGCGGGGTCAGGGCATTTGCCAGCTTTGCCGCCTCGCTGACGATCAATCCACTTTGCTGTACCTCCCGGTACACATAGGCCCGCCCCTCAAAGTCCACCGCCACCCAAAGGCAGGCGAACATATCAAGGCCGTAGTCGAACGCCCGGTACTTCTTCCACTCCCGGGGCACCCGTACAAAAGGCGCGATCACATGGGTTTCTTTGCGGAACTCCGGGAAGAACGTGCCTGCCATGGCGTTCCAGTCACCGTAGCGCCACGCCCGCCGTACATCCTCCGGCAGCAGGTCTAGCATTTGCTTGTACTCCGGGGACGCTTCCAAAAGCTGGGGGTTATCGTCCACCGTAGCGGGGATGAAGGTGTAATCCTTGGCCTTTTCCCCCTCCCGGTACTCCCGGTCCACAAACAGCCGCTTTACCCACAGGTGGCCGATGCCGCCGGGGTTGCAGGTCAGGTACATCCGCCGGGGGAACTTGGTCGCGCCACGCAAACACGCGCCCAGTGTGCGGAACTGGGATTCCGAGAACTGAGTGGCCTCCTCCATGAAGATCCAGTCAAATTCAAGGCCCTGATATTCCTGATCGTCTCCCGCGCCGTAGTGCCCGAACTTGATAATGCTGCCGTTGCAGAAGAACATCATGCGCATACTGCCGTTGTAGCTGCCCACCTCCGGCGGGATCAGCTTTTGCATGGGCAGAATGATGTTCTGCTCCAATTCTGGGTACTCCCGGCGCACGATCAGGATCTTGATGCCGGGGTAGGTGAGCGCGCCGCCTGCCGCCTTCCGCAGCAGAACGTGTGTCTTGCCGCCGCCTCTGGCGCCGCCGTAAGCCGTGTATCGGCTCCGGGACTGGCAGAACTTCTTCTGTTTAGGGTTCAGCGTCCCCAAATCCACCTGCACCGTTCCGCCTGCTGCTTGTTTATATCGAGGCATAATCGCTCCTTATATCTGGTGGACGGGCCGGGTTCATGCGCCCGCTCCGTCCATATATGGGGGAAGGGGCCGAAGCCCCCTCCCATGAGATCACTCGTAATCCTTGGTGCCCTCGATGCCCACGCAGCCGTCCTTGGTGGCCACGGCCCGCATGGTCTGACCGGCGGTCAGAGTCACAGCGGCGGTGTAGACCTCGGCGGTGGAGGAGTACCGGGGGTTGGTTCCGTCGGTGGTGTACTTGAACACCACGCCGGACACGGCGGTGATGCTGACGGCGTGGCCGGTGATAGACATCACGGGTGCCGCCAGAACCGCAGCGTTGCCGCAGACGGCAACACCGTCGCCCTTGGCGCCCAGCACGAAGCTGTCATAGTAGGTCACGCCCTGCACCACGGGGCCGGAATAGCCCTGCACCTCGGTCAGGATGTTGTACTTCTGGAGCTTCACAGGGTCCACGGTGCAGCCCTTGTGCTTGATGAAGAAGTACACACCGGCGGGCATGTAGCTGGTGGGGATGGGCTTCACGCGGCAGCCGTCGAACTCGCCCACAACGCCCTTTGCCAGAGCCTCCTTGCCCAGAGCGTCCACGCCGATGTAATCAGGCATCTGCTTGAGCAGCTTGTAGTACTCGGTGGCGATGTAGAGGGTGCGGCCCTCCAGAGGCACCAGCGCGTCGGTCATCTTCGCGTTCAGGTCGATGATGAGCCCGCCGATGGTGGCCTTGGTGGGAGCGGTAGCCTCCTTGACGGCGATGTTGGCGCCCATGACCCACTTTTTGATGCGGTGCTTGTCCATGCCGGGGATGGTCACCTCGTCCAGCTGGCGGCGCAGAGCGCTGCCTGCGGACTTCTGGATGGCCTGATCGGTCTGATCCAGCGCGTCGATGGTGAAGGAGAAGGCGGGCTGCATCTCGCAGGTCATCTCCTGGAGGGTGTCGCCCACGTCATGGACCTCACCGAAACGGTTGGAGCCGCTGCGGGTGTACTGGGTCTCGGGAACGGTGTTCACGCTGCCGATGCGGATGGTGCGGCTGTTGGGATTCAGCCAGGAATAGCTGTTGCCGCAGTCATCGGCGGTAATGGAGGCTTTCTTGAAGCGCTCCGCGATCTTGGTTGCGTACTTAATTGCGTAGTTGATAGCCATAGGTAAAAACCTCTCTTTCGTCCGGTTTCCCCATAGGCAAAAGTGCCGTTACATGGCGCTGTCAAAGGCGTCTCCGAAATCGTCCCGCGTCTTGGAGTTGTCCCCGGCGCTTCTCATGCTGCCGGTGGAGCGCTCCGCGTTCCGCTGGTTCTGCTGTACGGAGGCGGTCTCCCGCTTGGCGTCTGCCGCGTCCTGCCGCGCCTGCTGCACGGCGTACCGGGCGTAGGCAGCTACCAGAGAAAAGCCGTTCCGCACATCTGCCCAAACCTGAGGCGGGATGCTGTTGGGGTCCTTTGCTGCCTCGGGGAATGTCTGTTGAAATTCCTGAATGTCCGCCTGTCGGCGGCTTGCCGCCTCGGCCTCGGCCCGCTGGGCCTGCTCCATGGCGTCCTGCTGGGCCTGCCGCTCTGCTTCTGCGGCTGCCACAACGGCCTCCCGGTCCTCAAGTTCCACGGAGCGCCGTGCGTCCGCTTCACTCAGGCCCTCGGCCTGCTTTGCCTGCGCCCGGAGCATGGAAATGTAGTCCTTGGTGTTCAACCCCTGCTGGTTTGCAAAGCGGTTGACCATCTCCATCACAGGCTTAAGCTCGTCATACTGGCTGCGGATGCGGTCATAGTCCATGCCCTTCTGGGCCAGTGCCACCATTTCCGCTTCGTTTGCCTGCCGCACCTCGCCCATGTGCCGCAGTTCCCATGTCTGGGGCCGTGCGTCCACGGTCTCCGCCTCGGTCTGCTGCGTCTGGTCTGCCTGTTCCGCATCTGCGGGGGGCTCGGTGTCCTCATCCGGCGTCTCTGCGCTCTCGCTGGGGTCTTCGACAGGCGTTTCCTCGCCAGTCTCCATCGGCTCTACGGTCTCCTCCGGCTGGTCTGCCGTCAGCTCCGCGCCGCCGTCCCAATCGTCCAAAAAGGCGTCCGTAGTTTCGGGCTCCTGTTCGGGGATCTGGTTCATGTTTTCGTCCATATTGGCCTCTTTCCCCGGCCTGGTCTGGCCGGATCTTTGTATTTTCAAAGCCTGGTCTGGCTTTGCTGACAAAACAAAAACGAGACCACAAGAAACGGCTTTCGCCGTTCTCATGGCCTCGTTGGGCTCTCGTTTTTATTCGGTTGAAAAACAGATGCCTTATTCCTCGTAAATGATGTCAAGCCCGTAAGCAACGGCGGCATCATGCTCAATTTTACAGCCACGTGCCTTCTCCCAACCTTTGCAGAAATAGGCTGCGTGGCATAGGCTCATGTTCTCCAGAGACTTTGCCAGGAAGCACAGCGGGATTTGCACTACGCCGCGTTCCTCCATCTTCTCCTTGCTGTACCATTCGTCGGTAAACAGCGTGTTGATAACCTCATAGCCCCTGGTTTTCAAAGCAGCGATGGCTTTCTCTCTGGTTGAGACGATTTCTTCCTGAGTTTTTCCAGCCATGGGCTGAGACAACATTGCTTTCATGATAATTCCTCCTGTACATGTGTGATGGGGAAGAGGACGTCTGTATCCAGCTCCCGCCCCTCAAAAATGGTGGGGTAGTGGCTCACCTTGCATCTTCGGCAGTAAATCGGCGTGTTGTAGATCACGCTGCCCGGTTCGATATGCTGAAGCGCTTTCCCGCAGATAGGGCAGCGGTAGACCCACGTTCCATCTACCACCATGCTCCAAACTCCCCGTGCTCAATGCCGCCGTAGAGGTTTTCCACATCCCCGATCACGCTGGGCAGGCTCTGGCGGCACAGCTCCAGCTGTTCCAGAAACGTCTGCCACAGGAAGTTCGCTCTGCTGGGATCCTCCTCCAGCAGCAGCAGACCTGCCAGACCGTAGGGCAGCGCCCCGGTGCAGATCCGCTCATCCAGCGCCACCTCGTCCGCCATCTCCGTCACCTTGGGGCAGATAGGCCGCTTGCCGCCCGCCGCCTCCAAAGCGTCCCGGTAGTTGTCGCTGTACGGAAACGCCCGGTCTAAAACGCTGTTCAGCAGGGAAACGGTCCGCAGCTTGTACTCCTTGGTGTCCGCCGTGTCCGTGGAGCCGGTGGATTCGTTCTGGGAATCCATCAGGTGGATGGCGATGTCGAAAATCTGCTGTACCGTAACCGCCATATCACACCTCCCGCCCCTTCAGGCTGGCTTTCATGGTATTCAGGTCGTAGGTCATCAGGTTGTCAATGCCCTGTTCCACGCTTTTCTGCCGGTCCGTAGGCTCCTCCGCCTCCGGCTTTTCCGGTCCCGTGGGGGAGGGGGCTTTGATCTCCCGCAGCAGCCGCAGGATCAGCACCGCACATACGGCAGCGCCTATGCTGGCCGCGCCGCAGATGAGAGATAAAAACAAAATCAGGCCGTTCACCTCGCCGCCTCCTCACTTGAAGTCGCTTGCGTCCACGCCGTCCCCGAAGGTCACGTTCACGCTGATGTCATGGCGGGTCTCCTGCTTATCCTGATAGCCGCCCAGACGCTTCTGCTTGTTCAGAAAAATGCCTCGCGTCACCATGCCCTTTTCCTGGTAGATGGGGCTGGTGTCGATCTGCTCCTGAATCCGCTGGTACGCCAGCCGCACGTAGTAGCTCATAACGCAGCGGGGATCGTCGATCTCCTCATTGCCCGCTTCAAAGGCTTCCACCTGCGCCTCGACCACCTCGGCCTCCCGGCCATCGTTGTAGTCGTAATACCCCTGAAGCCGCTGAACCGTCCATCGCATCGCATTGGCAAGGCCCGCCTCGCTGTATGCCTGTTCCAGCCGGTCCTGCACGTCAAAGTATTCCTCGGACTTCTTCAGGAACGCCTTGATCTTCTCAATCGTTTGTTTCCTGTGGGCCGCGGCGGCTTTCTTGTGCATGTTGTCCATGTGCGCCTTGTGCTCTTCCGCAGTTGGATTTTTCTTCTGATAAGCCATGCCCCGGCCCCCTCTCACAAAAATTCTGGTGCAGACGGCAGGACTTGAACCTGCGCATACCTCCGGGTGCGGTGCTCTACCGGCTGAGCTACGTCTGCAAATGTCCCCGCCATGGTACGCATCGTCGAGAGGCGTGGCGAGGGCTGCACCGGTCTTTCCCGGCTGCCAGCAACGAACTGTCCTGCCCCGGATGGTGGCCCCAGCCGGAATCGAACCGGCGGTCGGCGCTTCTATGATCTGCCAGAACCCGTCTGCCTTGTAGGGCCATGGTCCCGGTGGGCTATTCGCACCCACCGGGTAGGGAGAGAAAGGATGATGAATGGATGTCCGGCCTGAACAGGAGGTGGGCGGAATCTGCTCCGCCACCTTCATTCAAGCATATCCGGCAAAGCCAATTCAACGGGTTTCAGTCATTTTCGCATTTATAACGGAAAATCCCCCCACCCCTTTTTCCGCCACCCCCCACCAGAGGGAGCACCGGCATAGCTTCCCGCAGCTGCACTGCAAGTTCTTGGAGGGGAAGAGGGGATGTGTGTATATAGCCCTATACCCCGCGCGAGAGACACCCCCTGTTTTTCCGATACCCCCTAGTACACCCCCTCCCCGCCCCTGGTAGTAGGGCCTCCCCAGCAGCAGAGACTACAGCCCCAGCCCCGGTGCTGCTTAATCGCTCCAGCCAGCCGGAGCAGCCAACAGGAATTGCCCGACCGAAAGAGGAAATGCACAGAATCGACACAGCAACAGCCGAAGCCCAGCAGTTCCAACGGAAATATTTAATGGCCCCTTAAATCTCACCGGAAAAGGGTAATTGCCGCAATCTCGCAATAGCTCCGAATATCTAACAAATGCTCCGTTTTACTCACGCTTTCTCTCGTTCTCTCGCGTTTTTTATTCGCCTCGTCTCTTTCTTTCGCTACTCTCCCGGTAGAAGTATATATAACACCCCCCTGTAAGAAATATATATTTATCTCTCTGGGGTAGGGGGAATACACCCCCATCTCTCACTCTGCTATTCTCTCCCCCTATAGTCCCCCTCTCCTTCCCTCTCTCTCCCTGCCCCCGCTGCCGCTGCTGCCGCCCCGCATACAAAGAGAAAAGCGCCGGGGGTGTTATCCCTCGACGCTCTGTCGCTCGTTACAGCTTGTCCCGGATGGCCTCAATGATCCAGGCGTTGACGCTCTGGCCTGCGGCGGCTGCTGCCGCTCTGATCTGGGCCTTGGTTGGTGGCTCTGTCTTACTCGTCATTACCACGATGCGCTCTTGATTTTCTTTCTGCCATATATTCCGCCGATCTGGCTTTCTTTCCTCCATTATTTCACCGCCTTTCTTGCCATACATTATACAAAATCGCCGCAAATCATGTCCATGACAAAAATGCACAAAATGTCATGGCAATGATTGTTGATTTTGCCTGCTTGACAGCGTCATGGAAATGACGTATGATTAGGCCAACAAAAGCAAACACGACAACGCCACAGGCCGACAGGCCGGAAAGGATTACAAAATGACTGCTTACTTTATCAACTGCAAGAACCTGGACGAACTGAAGAAGGCTTACAAGGCCGCCGCCATGAAGAACCACCCCGACAAAGGCGGAGACACCGCCACCATGCAGGCTATCAACGCCGAGTATTCCGCCCGGTTTGAGGTCCTGAAGCGCAGCCAGAATGAGCAGGCCGCCGAGGACCCCACCGGCAAGACCTACGCCACCACCGAGAACGCCGCCGACTTTATCGAGATCATCAATGTGCTGCTGCATCTGGACGGCCTGAGCGTTGAGTTGTGCGGGCGCTGGCTCTGGATCGGCGGCAACACCAAGGAGCACAAAGAAGCCCTGAAGGCTGCCGGGTGCCGGTGGTCCTCCACTAAGAAGC